CGTGACGACAAAAGCGTTCTTGTTCGCGTCGACTTCCTGCTTGCCGCCCGAAACGCCGCCGACAATGTTGGTTTCAAGAGCCATCGTATATCCCTAGTCTGCCCAGACGTAGCGGACGGCATATGTCCCCTGCATCTTGTGAATTGAACGAGCGTAGATCGTCCCGCCGACACCCGCGTTCGGGCTTGCGGTCAGCGAAAAGAATTGCCCGGCGTATCTGTGGTCATTGGCCGTATGGTCGGAGGTCGTGTCAGCGGCCATGATGAACGCTTCGACCTTGGAACCAGCGCCAATCGTGGCATCAACAAACGTGATCGACGCCTCGTTGCTTCCGGGGTAGGCCCCGAAGTCGAGCGTAGCGGTGCCGGTCGGCATGGCTAGACCAGCGTCAGGACGGTCGACCCGAAGTCGACGGTAAAGGTTTCAGTGGTCGCCAGCGTCAGGTCCGATCCATAGTCATACCAGCCGATAAGCGGGTCGGCAGGTGAGGTCGGCGTGTCATTGTAAAGCACCGCATAACGGAACGGGCCGATAGACCCACCCGCCGCCGTAAACACAAGGTCAGTGGCTACCAGCGAATAGGTTCCCGACGTCTGGGACGAACCCGTCACCGTGACGGTCGATCCGCCCGCCGTGTAGCCGTTGCCTGCGCTGATTTCGGTCAGGTTCGCGAACACGGTGTTGGTCGCCAACGGTGCCGAGTTGGTCAGCATAATCTTCAGAGTATCGGCCCCAAGGTTATGGACCTTCTCTGCCAAATTCTCCACGAACACGTCAAACTTGTTGAACGTTGCCATCTTAGTACAGTGACCCCGTTGTTTGGTTGGCGCTGCCTAGAAGGGCGCGGTCAAAGTTGGGTGCGTAGACTTGCAGGAAGTCATTGCGGATCGACGTGCGCGCCTGATTAGCCATCGCCAGCACATCAGCGGGCGCTTCGCGCTGGAACACCGTCCCGGCAATCCGCGCGGCCATCATAGCGGCCACGTTCATGTCATGCGTCGGGCCGAACGGGTTTTCGGTGGAAAGCGTCAGGTTCGTTAGCGTCATCCAAGAGCCTAGCTCCGCGATGTAGATGCTACGCGCACCACCGGCCACCTCAACAATCGCGCCATTGTAGGGCGAGCGGGTGACGTCGTTTTCCGTGATAGTTTCCGGCAGGGTGACAACGATTGGAGAACCACTGTTATTGGCGATCCGCTCGTTCTCACCCGCCGTGTAATTAGCCGTCACAAGGACCGGCTTCAGCTTACGGATGGGATAGGTCAGGAAGAACGATTGCGCGTCTTCAAGGGCCGCATCCATCTCGTTTTCTGTCGGCGTATCGACAAGGGCCCTAGCCCGCGTGTAGCGGATAGCCTGCGTCAAGACGCCTCGCATTGTCGTCACGTCAGCACTCGTAGATCGTGTAAGCCTTGGCAGTTCCCGCACAGAACAGGCTTAACGCCTGAGACGGTACGGTGTTGCCTTTAGGCCCTACGGTTTGACCAAGGCGGATGTTGTCGCCCGCCGCGATGGTAATACCCACCGTTGCCGATGCCGTTCCGCCGATGGAAAGCGTCATCACGGTGTCGGAAGGGTTCGACACGATGAGTTCACGCCGCGCTGCGTTGGCTGGAATCGCGACCGTGTTATTGGTCAAAGTTCCAGACGTCTCCTTCCACACCGCCGTCATTAGGTCAGCCTGTAAGTGACGAAGGTGTTTGCCGCCGTCTTGCGGGTGCGGAAACTGGCCTGCGTGGTGATCGGGATGCCGGTCGAGCCGATGTAGGTGTGACCGCTTGCAGCCGGGGCCATAGTCACAGCGCCGGAAGACGAACCGAGGTTGATCACCGTCCAGTCAAACGACTGGTCAGCCTTTGCAGTCCCGCCGATCAGCCCCGCATCGGTCAAGGTGCCGGTCGGAAGGGTCAGCGTTACAGCGGAGGCAGACGTGACCGTGGTGATGCCCGTAAGCAGTTCCGCGATAGTCAAGCTAGTGGTGGCGGTTTCGGCGTTAGGCGTGGGTTGATTGCCAAGCTGGCCCATAGTCAGCCAGTTGGCCCCACCCGAATAGCCAAGGTTCACCTTGCCGGTGTCGGATTCGTAGAAGAAGCCAAACGTCTCCGACGCATAGTCGGGGACCGTGGGCTTTGTTGCGGCGGTGCCGTAGCGAACCGCACCTGTCCAGAGATTGTCAGACATGGATTGTCACCTTGAAAAAAAGGGAAAGGCCCGCCCCGTTATGGAGCGGGCCAACCGGGTTAGGTGCCGGAAACCTGGCAACCCATGAGCGGGTCAAGGTTCTGAGCGCCAAACAGGCAATCCCATCTGTGCACGTGAGCGCCAGTGGAGATGTCCGAGCCCCTCCAGTAGCGGATCGAGATACCCGTTTCCGGGTCGGTCGCGAAGCTGGATTCACCGGTGAAGGGCGTGACCAGCTTGGCCGACACCAGCGTCAGCGCGGGCTTGTGCCATGCCGCACGGATGCGACGGGTAGCAGAAGCAACGCCGAGGTGGGTAACAGCCGCACCGTCAGCCGCAGCCGCCGAGCAAGTGGCGAACGCGGTGTTGGCCGCAGTCGACACACCGTCCGACGTACCCGGAACGATGATCGGAGGCGAAATGATCAAATCGATGTCGCCGCCTGCGTCCGTGGTGATGGCCGTGCCGAGCGCCGAACCGTTGGGAACCGTGCCGGAAGCCGTAGAAGCACCACCCACGACAGTGAACTGCTGAAGGTAGGGCAGGGCGACCTGATTGCGCCAGTCGTAGGCGTAGACGCCCGCGATGGTGAGGGTTTCACCGACCACGATGGTCTTGGCCGAGGTCTGGCCGTCGATGTGGATGGTTTGCACCATCGTCGACTTCACATCGCGATAGTTCACCGACAGCGTGCCGTTGTCGATCACCGAGGTTGCGCCGGCCACGCGGGTGCCGAGCGTGAGCGCCGGGCACTGTTGCGTGGCGTAGATGTCGATTTCCGAGAGGATCGGAACGCGAGCCTTTTCCAGCGCCGTGCGGTTCACGTCCTGAATGTTGCCACCGATCAGAGAGCCGCGAATTTCCTCAGCATCGTCGAACAGGATCGTGGCGCACAGGTCGCTATTCGGGACACCGAGGTCCATCAAGCGGGTGTGAACCTTGTTGAACTCAGCGGGCGAACCGATGTTGGAACTCGGGTCGGTCGAGAGGGTCGCGGTTCCCGTGTAGGACGAGAACTTGGCGACCTGACGCTGAAGGTGACGGTCGATCTGGTGGGCCAGAGTGGAGGCCGCAGACTTCATCGTCTCGTTCTTCATCAGTTCGTTGAAGGACTGGACGTACTCGATGTCGCCAACCGAGATGTGAACCTTGGCGTATTGGTCGACAGCGACGTCCACCTTGCCGGTCACGATGTCCTGCGCTGCCAGAGTGGCAGACAGGGCGGAAGCATCGTTCGGGGCGAAGCGGGGCGGGCGCTTGACGGAAACGGTCAGGCCGTTCTCGTCAGTCACCTTGTTCTCGAACTTGCCGGAAACGAGCTTGCCCGTCACCAGCGAGTTTTTCGCCAGCTTGAGCATGGTGTTGGCATACTCTTGGGCATTAAGGAATTGGTTAGCCATAGTCGGGGGTCCTTACGGGTTGATCACCCCTTCGCATCGGCCAGCTTTTCAAAGGCCGCGAAGTCGGTGGTGTCGGGGGCAACGCCGAACCTTCCGCCCGCTCCTCGCGCTTGTGGCGCGGGTTCCGGTGCGTCGGTGGCGTTCTTTGCGGATGACTTGCCGGGGACAGCAAGCCGGGTTTCGAGAAGCGTCAATTCGCGCGCTTGCTGGATCGGGCTGAGCCGTTCCAGGCGTGCCAATTCCGCCGGGTTGTCGCCGAGGTGAGCGGCTATGCGGGGGCCGATGTCCGACGCGCCGATGATTTCGTTTACAGCTTCGGGAACTACCGCAATCCGCTCGAACGCTGAAAGCCCTGCCGGTTTCCCGTTGGGGTAAAGCGTGGCCGTGCGGGTGTGGTAAGTCTCGACAACCTGTTGACGT